TTGCGATGCCTCTGAAAACACAATTTTGCCAATGCTTGTGTCTTTTGAAGCACCTATAGCAAAGGTTTCACTTACCGATAATGTGGCAACATTTGAAACGATCGGTATTCACGAATTTACAGAGGGTCAATCAGTAGTTATTACAGGTTGCGGTTCGCCTTACAATGGCACACGCACCGTTAATGAAGATGGCTTAGGGCTTTACACATTTACTTGCAATATCACTAACGCGGATGTTGAAGAAGCAAACGTCATTCCATCTGGTAAAGCTAAGTTATCAGGGGCTTCTACCTACGTTGGCAACTCTAGCGTTGAAGCAGCGGTATTAGTTGTAGCAGTTGAAATATTTCAAAGTCGTGTAGCACCTGGCGGACAAATTGAGGGAGTAGATTTTACTGCTAGTCCGTTCCGCATGGGTAGATCATTATTCAATCGTTGCGTAGGTTTGCTTGGTCCATATCTTGATGTAGAAACGCTGGCACAATAATGCCATCATCCATTCAAGATAATGTCCGAGGTGTTTTAGCAACAGCATTAAGCGGAGTTGCGGCGAGCGTTTACAATCACGTTCCAGAAGCACCTATTCCACCAGCGGTAGTTATCGTTCCTGATTCACCATACTTAGATATGGAAGTAATCAATTCAAGCACATTTAAGTGCAAAGTTAATCTAGTTATTTCTTGCATTGTTGCATATAACAGCAACCCAGGTTCATTAGACAATCTGGAAAAGTTGATTATATCGGCAATACAAGCAATCCCATCGGGTTGGATAGTTGAACAGGCTGACCAACCGAGGGTTACAGAAATTGGAGCTAGTGCAATGCTAGTTTCCGATATTCGAGTTAGCACCTACTACACACAGACCGCATAAGGAGCATAAATTGGCTACTTCAGTAATCACAGGTCGCAATGTAAGCATCACCATTGATAGCAAAGTCTATGATCCACAGGTGCTTTCCGCGACATTAGAAGCAACACTAGACCGACAGGCATACGAGACAATCGATGGGCGCGTATGGAGCGCAATTGATTCAGATGCAACACTTACATTAGAAATGCTCGCAGACTGGGGCGCATCAACTGGTGGCTCAGATTCATTCTGCGAAATCATGTGGGGCAAGGCAGATACCGCAGCAAATACTGCATTGGCTTACACATTCGTTGCAGCTTCTGGCGCATCATTCGCTGGTAACCTTTACCCATCTTTCCCTGCAGCTGGTGGCTCAGGTAAGGATGCACAGACTGTAACATTCACTTTGCAATGCACAGCAAAGCCAACATTAACAATTAGCTAATAGAAAGAAATCGAGAGCATGAAGTTAGCAGTTACAATTAAATACAATTCAGGCGATGAGGTTGCAGTAACAGCACAAGTCCCTGAATGGGTTAAGTGGGAAAAGGAAACAGGCCATTCAGCCACAGAATGGAATGAAGTCGCTGGAATAGCGGATATCATGTTTTTGGCTTATCACGCAATCAAACGTGAAAGTGCTGGACGGCCTGTTAAACCTTACGAGGCTTGGCTTGAGACTGTGGCAGATTTTGAGGTTGATTATTCATCCCCAAAAGCCACGAACCAGGAAGCATCCAACGACTAATCGTTGAGTTGTCTTTGGCAACAAAGATACCGATGCAATGCTGGACAAACGCAGAGGAATTATTAACCGCTTTAGAGATATTAAAGGATTAAATGGCAGAGAACATTGCATACGATAAGCGCGAACTACGCGGCGTTATCCAAGCATTCAAAGCCATGGATCAAGAAGCGGTAGATGAAGCTCGTAAGGTATCAAATCAATTAGCAGTCTATTTAACCGAAAAAGTCAAAAGCGCAGCTAAGACTAGAACTAAGTCAGGCATTGCAGCGCAAAGAATTGCTGATGGAGTTAAAGTTTCAAAGACTAGCAAAATCGGTGAAATGTCTTGGGGCTTTGCAGCTCAAAAGTTTTCAGGCGGTGGCACTACCAAAGAGTTATGGCCTGGCATGGAATTTGGTTCAAAGCGTTTTAAGCAATTCCCTATTTGGTCAGGTAAACAAGGCCGAGGCGGTAAGGGATATTTCATTTACCCTACGCTACGCCAAGAGCAACCAGCTATCGTTAATCAATGGGAAGAAGCATTTGACCGCATTCTTAAGGAGTATAACTAATGGCAGGTAATAGAACCCTTAAGTTATCCATCCTTGCTGACGTAGATGATTTACGCAAGAAACTAGGGCAAGGCTCCCAAGAAGTCGAAACCTTTGGAGACAAACTAGGTAAGTTTGGCAAAGTAGCAGGGGTGGCATTTGCCGCCGCTACTGCAGCCGCAGCCGCTTATGCTGGCAAGTTAGCAGTCGATGGAGTTAAAGCTGCTATTGAAGATGAAGCCGCACAAACTAAATTAGCGACTACCTTAAAGAACGTAACTAACGCAACCAACGCGCAGATTAAATCTACTGAAGCGTATATTCTAAAAACATCTTTAGCCTTTGGTGTTACCGATTCAGAACTAAGACCATCGTTAGATCGTTTGGTTCGCTCAACACAAAATGTTGAAGAAGCACAGAAATTACAATCTTTGGCGTTAAATATCGCCGCTGGCACGGGTAAGAACCTAACCGCTGTAACCGAGGCATTGGCTAAGGCTCATGATGGCAACTTTACAGCCTTGAAGAAACTTGGTGGCGGTATCGATGAGAGTATTATCAAATCTAAAGACTTTGAAGCAGCAACCGCACAATTAGCCAAAACCTTTGAGGGTCAGGCAACCAAGCAGACTGAAACATTCCAAGGAAAGTTAGACCGACTAAAGGTGGCATTCGAAGAGGGTAAAGAAACCGTTGGTTCATTTATCCTTGATGCAATTACACCAATAGTAAATCTAATCGTCTCTAAGGTAGTTCCTGCTATTCAGTCATTTACCGATGGCTTAGGCGGAGCCGATGGCCTTAAAGCAAATCTAATGGTAATTATTGATATTGCTAAAAAGATTTTAATACCAGTATTTGAGGGTTTACAAAGCGCATTTAATAACATTAAAAAAGCGGTTGATGATAACCAAGATTCTTTTAAGGCCTTATTTAACTTCCTAAAAGACTTTGTAGCTCCATTCTTAGGTAAAACTTTGAAGTTGGCAATCGAGGGCATTGGAATAGCAATTAGCGCAGTAGTAAACGTAGTAGGAGCCTTAGTTTCAGGGCTTAGCAAGGTCATTAGCCTTGGTTCAAAAGTTGGAGACTTTATCGGTGGACTAAACCCATTTGGTGGCGGTAGAGCAGTAGGCGGCCCTGTAGCGGCTGGAACTTCATACTTAGTGGGAGAACGCGGCCCTGAGTTATTTACTCCAGGCAGAAGCGGTTTCATTACTCCTAATAATGCTTTATCATCAAGCGGAGCGACAATTAACATAACCGTTAATGGTGCTGTTGATCCAGTATCTACTGCTCGTCAAATTGCTAACATTCTAAAAAATGAAGCATCAACTTCTGGCACCTTTGCCAATCTAGGCGTATCAAGGTTTGCGGTGTAATGGCTTGGGAACCGAACGCAACTGTAACCATAGGCGGAGCCGACTTCACAGGTAAATCCCTCAATGGTGTAACCGTCAATTATGGCAGACCAAGCATTTGGGAACAGGCTCGTTCGTCTTATGCTCAAATCAGCATCCTGAACGATACCGATGTTGATAATAACTTTGAGATAAATGATTCAGTAGTTATTACAGTCGATGATAGCGATGGAACGCAGATAACAGTCTTTACTGGAACCATCACCGAAGTTTCGAACTCAATCGCAGCTAGTGGCTCAATCAAAACTGTGGCTATTCAAACCATAACCGCAGTAGGTCCATTTGCCGCTATGTCTCGCGTTATTGTCGGATCAACTAATTATCCTAAAGAATATGATGATGTCCGTATAAACCGCATTCTGACTGAGGCTGGGGTAACTATTGATGTAGTTGATACTCCTGGCGTTTATCAACTTACAGACCGAACAGCAAACCCTACCGATGCCTATTCTTTAGCAACCTATTACGCAGGGATGTGTTTTGGCTATCTCTACGAGACTAAGACAGGCGCGGTTGGTTATGCCAATGAAAGCCGCCGAACCCTAGATGTAGCAGGCACAGGCTATCTAAACATTGATGAAAATTATATTAACTGGCGGAGCATAAATAGCAGAAAATCTATTGCTGATATTGTTAATAGAATAGTTTTATTCTATAAGAACAATCAGAGTAAGACTGCCGAAGATACAGATTCAATAACCAATTATGGGCTTTATGAAGCGCGCACAAATACCGAGCTTGAAGATAGCGATGAGGCCCAAAACATCGCAGACCGTTACGTCTCTTTGCGCTCTATACCAGCGACCAATTTCAGCAATTTCAGCATTTACCTAGATAACCCAAACCTAACTAATGCCGATATTGATTCCTTAATTGGCGTTGAAATGGGAACTGCTATCCAAATTGATAACCTGCCAAATGCGATTAGTAGCGTTAATTACCAAGGTTTCGTAGAGGGCTGGCAATTAACCATAGATCAACACCAGGCTTTATTAAACATTATTTCTTCCGATAGTGCTTACTCAGTCGTTCCTATCCGTTGGCAAGATGTGGACCCTTTGACCGAATGGCAAGATGTGGACCCTACCGCGGTAAAGACCACGCGAACCAACGCAGTTATCAACCCATCAATCGAAACTGCATCAACTGGTTGGATAGGTTTTAACGCCAATTACACGGTCAGCCAATACACCACCGATGCCAAATTTGGCAATAACTCACTAAGAGTTAATTGCCTAGCTGCGACTGGTTTAGCAGGGGCAATTACCACTAGAACTTCAACTTATCGAATAGCGGTAGCAAATGGTCAAACATGGACAGTTCAAGCCTATTTCAAAAACCTAATTGGAACGAGAAATTTAAGAATACAAATTGCCACTTTTGCCACTGCCACTGGAACGACTGCGGTGGAAACTTTTACTGGTAGCAATTTAACTAATCCGACAAGCTGGACACAATCTAGCGTTAGCGCGACTTTTACTAATGCTAGTTCGCTTTA